TCAGGGGTGACGTTCGAGAAAATCGGCACCTATCGCAACCAGCCCCCACCGAACGGCCAAGCCTATACGCCAGGTGCGTTTGATTTCGACTTCAGCATCAATGAAGCCGATGTGCTCTTTCGCGACATTGTTTTGCTCAATCCGACCAAGGGCATCGACATGCTCACGGCGGGCGATGGGCGGATCGTGGTCGACAACGTACGTGGCCAGCCGCTGCAGACAGGCATCCAGATAACCGCCTCCCTAGACGCCGGGAAGCTGGACAAAATCCACTTCTGGCCGTTCTGGAGCAACGACACCGGCGTTCGAACCTATATGAAGACCAACGGTACGGCGATCATCGCCTATCGTTGGGATGACCCCGATATCAGCAACTGCTTTGCGCTGGGTTATGCCGTGTTCTTACGCTGCTTGTCGAACACGTACGGCGTGATCAATGAGGCGTCAATCGTCAACTGCGACGCTAACGAGGGTGGCTGGTTCCTGTTGATCGACACGGCGGTCAATGGCGCGGCGCTGCAGATCAGCAACTGTCGCACTATCGCGCAAAACCAAGGTGTCGTTACACCGGTATGCAGCAGCATCCAGCTCGACGGCACCAATTGCCGCGTGATGATCAGCAATATGGAGATGCAGGTGCCGCAGGTTAGCTGCGTGCGTGTGCAGGGCAGCGGTAACACAGTCAGCTGCAGCAACGTCACCCTTGGTGCGTGGAACCAGTCCAACAGCGGTTACTGCGCGGTGGATGCGGCAACTGCGGGAAACACGATCATCATGCAGGACATCCCCGTCATCAGCCTGGCGCCGACAGGCGGCACGTCACTGTATAACGAGGCGTCCGGTTCGACGGTGCGTGCCACCCTTGCGCGCGGTCAAACGGTCGTTACACCTGGCAGCAACGGCGTTGCCACGATCACGCACAACGGTGGCGCGATCCCTCGGCGCGCGCTCGTCAACATCGGCGGCACGGCTGGTTATATGGTTAACCCTACCAGTATTTTTACCAGCACAACATTCGGCATTCAGGCGCGTCAACTCGTTCCTGGCGGCGCACCAGCGGTGACGGTTGCCGTGCCTATTTATTGGGAGGTGGGGTTTTAATCTCTACGACCATCACTCTGTTTCCTGCGCGGCCTCCACGCCGCTAATTAGGTCATCGTCTGTTATCCCCTTTCACGTACTGGCTGAAAATGTCCCGCACGACGTTGGGCGCGGGGTCTTCGAGTAGCGAGATGCGCGTGCTGCCTTGTGACGTGCCGATCAGTTCGTCGGCGATAGCTGGCGGTAACGCCTTGACGCATTCAGTCAGCGCGCACGGCTGCAGCAGGTCGTGACGGCCAAGGGCCAGCAGCGTCAGCGTGACGGTCTTTGGCTCTTTCCACATGCGGCGCCCGGCCTGGATCGTCACCTTGAACCGCTTGTCACCGATCTTGGCCAACCCCCGCACACGCTCGTCGACGTCCTCCATCAACGTCTCCACCGCCTTGCGAGCGCTCCACAAGGCGATAATCTCGCGGTCATCCATCGCCAGGATGTTGCGCCCGCCCGCATAGGCGTCGAGCGCCACCTGCAACGCGTTGTGGACAGCGGGGCACGCACCTTTACCCGGGCAATAGCGGCAGTGCTCGCCTGGCCGTGGCGCGCCCGGGCTCTCGACGGCCAGCACCTCGGCGCGTAGCTTGTCGCGTTCAACAGCGACCCACGATGGTTCAAGCTTGAGCACCTTGCCGGGCTGACCCAGCGGCACGCGCGGCTGATACACGGCCAGCCACACGCCGCCGAGTGTCTGCTGTAGGGCTAGCGGCAGCGCCTCGATGCTAGCCACCGCATAGGCGGCGAGCTGCGCGTTTGGGTCGTCCGGCCTGCCGACGTCCACATCATGAAACCCGTACTTGTAGTCGACGATGATCAGGATCCGCGCGCGCGGCAACCAGATGCGCAGATCGAGCGTGCCAAATAGCTGCGGGTGGATCGAGTGGATGTTCACCGGCGACTCGACGCTGATGAACGCGTCCGGCTCGTTGGCGGGTATCAGCGATCGGATGAACGTCACATAGTCGTGTCCGTGGTCGCGCAGCTGCTCGTTCCACGCCGCGGGCGGCATGTCACTTGGTACATTCAAACCAAGCGGCACCGCCTGTTCAGGACACGGCACACCGAACGGCTGCAGATTAAACGCCTGACCGACGCACCACTCGGCGACGGTGTGTGCACACGTACCCTCGGCAGCGGCGGGCGAGCTGGGGCTATCGGCAACGTTCATGCTCAGATGCACGCTCAACGGGCAGGCGCGCCAGCGCGCACGCGCCGAGAACGATAGCTTGGAATGTTTCGTAGCGGGGATTGCCATTAGAAGCCACCTGTGGCGATGTGCGCCGTCTCTTTTGTGCTTTCTAGATCGTCAACAAGATGTACGAGCGCAAGAATCAACTTGTCGCCAGTGAGGTCGCGCCACGGCGTACCGTAGCGTAGCGCCGTCATCGTGCCGTCGTCTTGTTGCAATATTTCATACTTGCCGTCTTCGAGTTTGATCGCTTTCGCCATGGCGGTTCCTTGGTTAGTAAACATAATGTAAGTGTTTTATCATCGGTTGGCAAGCGTGCGGTGCACTATAGGTGTGGGCTATCATGATGGCGTTTTGGATAGACAAACCGATACACTGCCGCCATGGCAGTCGAACCCATCAAAGCGTCCCTTGTTGCCGATCTGGTCGGGCTCATTAACGAGAACCTGGGGGCGCTGCTGCACGTTGTCATCGTCTGCTGTCCGGACTGCCGCGGTTCGGGTGTGACGTTCGTCGGTTCAACGCGTACGGAAATGTCGTGCGAGACGTGTGGCGGTGCGGCGGCGGTGGAACGCTACCAGCTCGACCAGGAAAAGCTGCGCAGCGAACGCTATGGGCGCCACATCGAGCAGTTCGAATACAAACAGGGTCAGTACGTGCCCAAATTCCGCAGCAAGGATAAAGCGTTTGCGCAGCTATCGCGGCTACTCGGGCTCGACAAGGCGATCATTGAACTCGGCAACAGTCTACCTCTCTCGGCCACGATCAGCGACGCTGACCGCGCTGCGTACGTGCATCAGCTGAAAGAGCTAGCACAGATGGGCTTGCTCGATGGGCAGTGAAGCGTCAGCACTAGCCGCGCCGCTAGCCGCGCCGGTCGGCCACGTGCCGCTTGATCCGGTCGATTTCCTGATACAGGAAGCTCGCACCAACTACGCCGCGTTTATCAGTGCGACGCACCGGCCGGCCTACAAGCACTCGACGTTTTCGGTGAAGGTCTGCCGGGCCATTGATCAGTTCGTCGATGATCTGATCGCCTGCAAGCGCCCCGTGCTGATGCTCACCGCGCCTCCGCAGCACGGCAAGAGCGCCCTCATCTCCAAATGCCTGGCGCCCTACCTGTTCGGGCGGTTGTCCGAGCACCTGCCGGTAACCTACATCGCCGGGGCGACCTATGCGATGACGCTGGGCCGACGGTTCGCCGGTGGCGTAAAGACCATCATGGGTTCGCCGGTGTACCGGGCAATATTCCCGGCGATGTCGATGATCGACTACAAGGGCAAAAACACCGCGGCCGACTTTGACGTGCCGAGCCAGGAACCGGGCGTGCCGGGCGGCTTCCAGTTCGTCGGTGTGCGCGGTGGTCTGACCGGCCAGCCCGTGCACGTGCTGTTTATCGACGACAGCGTCAAGAACACCACCGAGGCGCTCTCGCCAACGACGCAGGAAAGCAACGAGGCGTGGTTCGACGCAGTCGCCACGACGCGCATGCAGGAAATGAGCGGCACCGTACTCATCGGCACGCCGTGGTCATCGGGCGACCTGCTCGGGCGTACCCGGGCCAAGTACAAGGATGACCCCCGGTTCACGCTTATATCGTTCCCGGCGCTCAACTACCCTGACCAGATCGGTTACCGCGACGACCTGCCGCTCGGGCCGCTCGTGCCGCGGTTGCACTCGGAAACCAAGCTACGCGAAACCAAGCAGCACATGTCGGAATTTTGGTGGTCGGCGATGTATCAGCAGGTGCCGATGTCCGAGTATGGCGCCATCTTCAACAAGCAGTTCACCCAATACTATCGCCAGGCGGACGTTGCCAGGCTCACGTTCAAGCGCGTCGTGATGTCGGTCGATGCGACGTTCAAGGACAAAAAATCGAGCGATTACGTGTGTGTCGGCGTGTGGGGCCTGACGCTGGACGACCGCGCCTACCTGCTCGACTGGCGCCGCGAAAAGCTGGCCTTCGTCAAGACCGCCAACGCGATCATCGACCTGAAAGCCAAATGGCCGCGCACCTCGCGCATCTACATCGAAGACGCAGCCAACGGCCCGGCGCTGATCGACATGCTGTCGAAAAAGGTGCTCGGCATCGAGGCGGTGCCGCCGCTGGGCAGCAAGGAAGCCCGCGCGCATGCCGTGTCGTGGGTGTGGGAGAACATGCAGGTGTTTCTGCCCGATCCGCTGGAGCGCCCCGGTATCGTGCCTGTCGTGTCGGAGATTACGACCTTCCCCGATGTCAAGAACGACGACGCGGTCGACATGATGACGATCGCCCTGCATCAGCTGTTCCTCCGTTCGCCGATCGCCGCCATGATCACGAAAGACATTCTGGACCGCGCCAATGCGTGATAGCCTACACAACGCCACACGGAGCCTTCACCATGCCGTCTAAAAACCCTTACCTACGGGCGCAGAACATCCGGGAAACGCCTGACGGTGCGCGCGTGGGGCCAGACGTGACGCCGGTCGCTGCGATACGCGCACGATCCGCGTCGCTGACGGCGGACCAGAAACGGCAGATGGTGCAGAACGCGCTCGACAACGCGCCGGTGACACCGGACTCGCCGAGTCTGTCCAACGCGGCAAAGTACACGGTGGACCCCGAGCGCTACGCCAAGGGCGAACGCGCCGCGGCCGAGCATGCGCAGGATTACAACCTGATGGCCGGCAACGCCCTGTCGTTTGTGCAGGCAACGGGCTTCCCGGGGTTCCCCTCGCTCGCGCTGCTGGGCCAGCTGGCCGAGTACCGTTCGATGCACGAACGCCTCGCTGACGAATGCGTGCGGGCATGGGGCAAGGTCACCAGCACGGGCGGCGCTGACGACAACAAACTGATCGAGCTGACGGCCGAGCTTAAGCGCATCGACTTGCGCGGCGTCGTGCGCACGCTGATCGTGCAGGACCAGGCGTTCGGTCGGGCACACGCGCTGATCAAGCTCAAAGACGACGAGAAAAAGCTCGACCTGCCGCTGGTGCTCAAGCCCTATACGATCAAGAAAGGTTCGCTGGAAGGGCTGCGCACAGTCGAGGCATACTGGGTGACGCCGAACAACTACAACTCGATCGACCCGAGCAAACCGGACTTTTACAAGCCGTCGAGCTGGTGGATGCTTGGACAGGAAGCCCATTCCACGCGGTTGTACACGATGGTGAGCCGCCCGGTGGCCGACATGCTCAAGCCGGCCTACTCGTTCGCCGGCGTGTCGATGTCGCAGCTGGCGATGCCGTACGTCGATAACTGGCTGCGCACGCGTCAGAGCGTCAGCGACACGGTGAAACAGTTCAGCGTCTCCGGCGTGCGTACCGACATGACGCAGATGCTGGCGCCCGGTGGCGTGACCGATCTGGCCAAGCGTGCGCAGCTGATCAACGCCTATCGCGACAACCGCAACTTGCTGTTCCTCGATATGGCAACCGAGGAGTTTTTCCAGGTCAATACGCCGCTCTCCGGTCTGGCCGAGCTACAAAGCCAGTCGCAGGAACAGATGGCCGCCGTGTCCCACATCCCGCTCGTCATCCTGCTCGGCCTGTCGCCGGAAGGCTTGAACGCCAGCAGCGCGGGCGAAATCCGCGTGTTCTACGATTACGCGCTCGGCTATCTCAACGCCGTCATTCTGCCGTTCATCCTGTACGTGATCCAGGTGGCGCAGCTGTCGCTGTTCGGCGAAATAGATAACACGATCGGTTGGGAGTGGTTGCCGCTGATGCAGGAAACGCCCGCCGAGAAGGCCGAGCGCCAGAACAAGGAAGCGGACACCGACACGAAATACATCGAGGCTGGCGTGGTGCGCACCGAACAGGTCGCCGCCAAGCTGGAAGCCGACCCGGGGTCACCGTACGCGCGCCTGATGGCCGAGGAGGACATTACCGACCTCGACAGCACGGACATCGACGGCATCACCGAGCACATACTGGCCATGCAGCCACCGAGCGGTGCCCCGCCGCAGATCGCCAGCCAGGCCGGTAGCCCGGTTGCCGAACCGGCCAGCGGATCGAACAACCTGGCCACCACGATCACCAAGCCCCGCAACCGGCGCAAGGGAAACTGACCATGACACGACGACTCGAACCCTGCCCGTTTTGCGACGCCGACGACGCTACGCTGGTCCACCAGCAGCGCAAGGTCCGCTGCACACAGTGCGGCGCCGATGGGCCGGTGGGTGAGACGGCCGCGCAGGGCGAGCGGTTGTGGAACGTACGCGCCACACCACGCTCGCGCACCGTCGAGCGACGCCGGTTCGAGCCGCGCACCTTGCGCAGCCTGCTGGACTGACGGCGCGCACCGATGGAGCTCCGCGCGCCCGGCGAACATGACATCTTGCTCGCCAACCCGTTGCCGAACGCCGCGACCGAGCGCGTCTATCGCACGCTGATTACGCGCGAGATGAATGCCATGGGTGCCAGCTATGCGCATTGGGTCGCGCGGGCGTACCGGCGCGTGCTCGCGCGGGCGCAGCGCACCGGTAAGGTCATCGACCCGCTGCTGGCCGCCGATGCCCGGTCACCGCCCAAGGATCAGACCCGCGCGCTGTTTGTCGAGCTGAAACGGCTGGACGATTACTGGACGGTGCGCGTGAAGCGCTTCGCACAAAAGACCGCCACGCGCATGGCGCAGGATTGGCTCCGCGAGAACACGAACGCGTGGCAAATGAAGCTCAAGCGCAAGGGCTTCACGGTGAAGCTGCAGACCACGGCCAAGCAGCGCACCTTTCTGCAGGTGAAGATCAAGGAAAACGTCTCGCTGATCCGGTCGATACAGGAGCAATACCACAAGAGCATCGAGGGCGTCGTCGCGCGGGGCTTCCTGTCCGGTCGTGACCTGGCGACTGTGGCGAACGCACTGACCAAGGCGCACGGCGTCACTACGCGCCGCGCGGCGCTGATCGCACGCGACCAGGCGAACAAGGCCACGGCGCAGCTCAACAGCATGCGCCAGGACGAGCTGGGTATTAAACGCGCGACGTGGATACATTCCAGTGCCGGCAAGGAACCCCGGCACGAACACGTACGCGCGGGGCGTGAGGGGTGGGAGTTTGATACGCAGGTAGGTATCGACTTTGCCGACGGGTTCGGGTTCGTCAAACCTTCGGAAGCAATAAACTGTCGATGCAGTTCCCGAAGTCACATCCCGGCGCTTAAGCGCGGCGGCAATGCCAGTTACAAATTGATGGACCTCGGCAAGTTCAAGGGTGTGCTTGAACCGGCCGCCAGCGACGGTTAGCCGCGGTTACGCGTGAAGTTCGCGCGATAGGCTGCTGACGTATAACTTAACTCGCACCATAGTTTTCATCTATTGTTTACAAGGCAATGACGTGCGTTCTAGTATCGCGCCATGACCACGCTGCAGTTCGCTTTTGACAAACAGACGTCGCGCAGCCGCGACGCCGATGGGCGTATGCGCGTCAAGAACTGCATTCTGTCAACCGCCGAGGTCAACCCGTACAACGGGCGCGAGATCCCCGGATGGGAAGCCAAGGGGCTCGACCCCGACAAGGTCTACCATCTGCATCGCACGCCCGAGGCGCTCGCCGCGTCCGTGCCGACGTGGGAAGGTAACCCGCTCATGCTCAAGCATATCCCGAGCACGGCGAATGCGCCGGCCAAAGAGCACAAGGCCGGTTCGGTGCATTCGATCAAATTCGACGGCAAGCATCTGCGCGGTGACCTGCTCGTCGACGACGGCCAGGCGATTGACCTGATCGAGTCGGAAAAGCTGTCCGATCTGTCGGGCGGCTACCGCTACAAGCCGAACATGACGCTGGGCGTGACGTCCGACGGCAAAGCCTACGATGGCACGATGGACAATATCCAAGGCAACCACGTCGCGCTTGTCGACGACGGCCGCGCCACCGGTGCGCACGTCGCGGACGCTGCGCACAAAACCGTACTACTTGCCGGGGATGCTGCTGTGGCCAAGAAAGTCCAGGAAAGAGAACAGCAGGATAACCCCGCCTTGAACACCGGCGCAGCACCGGCAGCAAAAACCGCAGCCGCTGCACCCGGCGCTGCTGCACCAGGCGCAGCCGCATCAAGTGCCGCCCCGGCCGCGGTTGCGGCACCTGATAACGACGCACAGCTGGCGAAGGTGGGCGAAGCCCTCAAACACATCGCCACCCTTATCGAAGCAATTCAACAACCCCCCGGCGGAGACAACACCATGAGCAAGGCCAACGACAAAAAGACCGTCGAGGATCGCGAGCGCGCCCACGACGCCGAGTTGCGCAAGCGCTATAGCGAAGACAAGCGCCGCAGTGCTTTCGACAAGGCGCGCGACGAGATGGCCGACGACGCGAAGGAAGCCGAGGACGCCAAGGGCGCCTTTGACAAAGAGTGCGAAGACCGCAAGGCCGAGGACGCCCGCCGCGAAGCGTATGACGCCGAGCGCGACAAGGACGAAGCCGAGGACGCCAAGAACGCGTTGCCGGAGAAGGATGCGCAGGAAGGCAATGGCGCCCGCGGCGAGAAAACGCCACACGGTGCGATGGACGCCAAGAGTGTCGCCACTGCGATCGACGCGGCGGTGACTACGGCCGTGGCCGCCGAGCGCAAGCGCGCCAGTGCGATCGAAACCGCCACCCGCGACGTGCGTGATGTGCTGGGCGAGGTCTACGGTATGGACTCGGCCGACGCCATCTATCGCGCTGCGCTGGAACAGGCTGGCGTCGACCTGGCGGACATCCCGGCCGGCTCCGAAAAGGTCGCCTTTACCGCGTATAAGGCCGCAACCGCCAAGGCGGCACGACCGTCCGGCTATGCGCTGGACTCGGCCGCGGCGAACACCGAAAAGACCGGCAACCAGACGAACATCACCTCGTTGCTCAATCGCATCTCCGTCAAGGGCTAAGCAACGCCTACCGGCCTCGCTCGCTCTAACGGTACACCTTCACGCTTTACCCCTTACGGAGATAGCTCATGTTTCAGAATCAGGTTTGGATCAACCCCGCCGCCGCGTTGCCGGGCGACTTCGCATCGAGTAACCCGATGGATTTCAAGGTGTCCAGCTCGGGCCGTCTCGTTGCGGACGCCGCGGGCGTCACCGTCGGTCATTTCGCGGTCGTCAACAACGGCACCACGACCACCGGCACCGTTACCAGCCTACCGGCTGCTGCCGTCAACCCCGAACTGATCGTCTTCGTGCACCGTGAAGACAATGCCGGGATCGTGACCTACCTGGCCGAGGCCAGCAACGTCATCCAGCCGGGCAACCCCGTGTCCGCGTTTCGCACAGGCGATTTCTTCGTCAATGCCGACGTGATCACTGGCACTCCGGTCAACGGCGCCGCCGTATATTGGGACACCGTCACCGGTAACACCATCATCGGTGCGCCGGGCGCCCCGCCTGCTACCACGGTGGCCACCAAGTTTTTCCTTGTCTCGGACGCGGCCACTGTTGGCGCGACCGTGATCATCTCTGACCAGGCATAACCCGCGCGTTCAACCTGACCATTCTGGCCGAGGCCGGCAACGTCTCACTTTTGGAGCTACAACCATGCACGACAAGCAGCTGATTGCACAGTTGGCGCGCGCCGGCCTCGTACTGCCGTCTACCGTCACGAACGTCTCTTCGCCCGTTGACCAGTACGCAATGGATGCGGCGAGCCTCGTCCCGACGCTGGCCG